TCACCAAACTCTCTAGACCTGAGAGGCCAATCTTTTCTCATATTAACAATATTATTGATAATCAAGAGAACCCAGTGATATTCAGAATCACCATATAGTTCATATGCTAAGGTTTCGGGAGTGTCTTGGTCCTTAACATCATATTTTGTTAGAATAGCGTAGTTGTCAACAATGTTGTTATGTGGTATAACCCTTCGAAACATATCAACAACAACTCGGCCATCAAATTCCATATGTGGATGTAAGTTAAAATACATATGTTATCCTCCCAATCCTGTCATTTTTATTTTCCCCTTTGTGGGATAATCCAACTCTTTAAATGTTAATGTTAATGAATAAGTGGTTGGTGCTCCTTTAGACTCATGAAATGTTGTAAATTGGTCATCACCATATTCAACTGCAACACTTGTACAATAACAGGTTTCATACTTTGGCAACCATTCAATATCTACAGCTTCATCTCCCCCTGTTAGCCATGATATTTTAAATAATGACGGGAATTTATAAGTTCTCACTCCACGTTCAACATCCATATCGATGTCCACTTCGGATCCGATTGAACTGAGTGCTGGTGCAGAATGATATCTAAACGTTCTAATTATATCAGCAATGGATTGAGTTTCTTCTTTTGATCTGGGAACAAAAGTATAAGTACAAGTTAGCTCTCTTTGCTCTGGACCTGTATATTTTAATGCTTGTTGTTCCATAACTGCAAACCCGGAACCGGTTCCAACTGCATTAGCAAGATTCATTTTAGTTTCAGCAGTAGCAGCTGATGCAGTTGCACTTGCTATATTTTTTGTTGTATCCCATGCACCCTCACTATTCTTCCAAGCAGTTGCGACATTTGCCATAAGATTATTGGCACTTTCTTTGTCCCACCCCTGAGTCTCTGAGATACTGGATTTGAGTGCCGGTAAATATATTTTTGCGAGTTCTTCCTTATGTGTGCCAACATTTCCGAATGCAGTTTCCTTACTTGCTCCTTCCTTTGACGGTTTAAACGCATATGCTGTATATTGCATAAATGTTGGGAATTCAGCAATATTGCTTGGAAACCTTAAATGTGATTTTTTCTCTACTTTCCCGGCCATGTAAATTTCCTAAGTTAATTCTAATTGTATTTATATAAATATATTGATGGGACATTATTTGCAGGGTAAATACCGATTAAAGAACCCCAAGAAGTATCGTGGAAGAAGAGATAATATCCAGTTCCGTTCATCATGGGAGCTTAGAATGATGACGTATCTTGATACCACGAATGCTATACTTGAATGGAATTCAGAAGAGGTTATTATACCTTATTTATCACCATTAGACAGAAAGGCACACAGATATTTCACCGATTTCTATGCAAAGATAAAGGATTCCTCCGGAAAGGTGACCCGATATATCATAGAGGTTAAACCCAGAAGTCAAAGAAAACCACCCCGGAAAAAGAAGAATCGAGTCCAATATCTAAAGGAATGTCGAACATTTGTGGTCAATCAGGCGAAGTGGGAGGCTGCAGAGAAGTGGTGCGGGAAGAGGGGATATGTGTTCAAAATAATTGATGAAACAGATTTAGGTATATAAATAAGGATATGGCAGAAGACTCACTATTTGACAAACTCCAAGCTGCAGCGTATCGGAAACAAATTCCTTTTCAGTCCAAAGAATCAAGGCAATGGTTCATGAACAAGGTCAAGGGTCTCCGGGTTAAACAGGCGGATATCTTGAATGACCCCGCATTAAAGAATATGTCAAGACCAAAACCGGGTAGGATGTTCACATACCTGTATGATCCAAAACACAAGGATACACTCCCGTATTATGATAAGTTTCCACTCATTATCATGGTAGGTCCTGCTCCCAAGGGATTCTATGGTGTGAATCTTCATTATCTTCCTCTTCCCTTGAGAATGAAATTCCTCGATGGACTTATAAGTATCACGAACAACAAGAAGTTTAATGAAACAACCAGATTCAGAATGAGTTATGCAATGCTTAAAAGTTCTTCTAAACTAAAGTATTTCAAACCTTGTTTCAAACACTACCTCACCATGCATATAGAATCAAGAATTAAGTATGTAGAGGCTTCGGAATGGGAGGTTGCTGCATTTCTTCCAACCGCACGGTTCCGGAAAGCATCTGCTGGTTCCATTTACAGAGATTCCAGAAGGTTAATAGGATAAGACATGGCAAACATAATAAGTAAGGGATATTCAATAGCATCACAGGTGTATGGTGGTCTCAAGACTGTTGATAACTTCATAGGACAGTATGGTCCAAAAACGGAAATAGGGAAACGGAAATCTATTGATGGGTTTGTCTCTAACCAACTCCACAAAGACCTTGCACGGAAAGCTCATTTTAGAGTTCGAATTACTCCACCAGCTGGATTGAACTCTGTTGCTTTAGGAGCACATAAGGTTAATGATGCGATTTCTATGATGTGTTCAGAAACAGTATTTCCTGATATTTCATCGGAAGCGACACAGGGAGTTATTGGAACTGATAATGAATATGCAATAGTTAATAATTTAAATTATGCAACATGGGATACAACATTCCTTTGTGACACTGAACACACTCAACGAAGATTTTTTGAAGATTGGCTGAAAATGTCATATGTTAAGAACAATCTTCGGGTTGGTGGATCTCCAAATTATTATGATAACTATATTGGAAGTGCTGAAGTTTTCCAATTAAAACATAATTTCTTAGATGATGCTGGTGTAGGTGAAGGTGACGATTGGACATATAAAATGAGTTTAAAAGAAGTATACCCCACAAGCGTAAACCAAATGGATGCTTCATGGGACTCTTCGAATGATTTTCATAAACTTGTGATAATTTGGAATTTTAAGAGTTATGATATTGAGGTTCCTCCACAAACATAATATAGGCGAAAAATAATGGCATTACCAATACTAGATGTACCAACATATGAATTGAAGCTACCAAGTTCGGGGAAAAAGATTAAATATCGTTCTTTCTTGGTCAAGGAAGAAAAGATTCTAATGATTGCAAATGAAACGGGCGAAACAGAGGATCAAAAGAGAGCAATTGGACAAATTATATCAAACTGTACTTTTGGTGAGTTAGACTATGAAAACATGCCAACGTTTGATGTAGAATATCTCTTTATCAACATAAGATCAAAATCCGTAGGAGAAACTGTTGATCTTTCTGTTCTGTGTCCTGATGACAAAATAACAAGGGTTGATGTTAATATTAATATTGATGATATAAAGTGTAAAAAGCCCAAAAAGAATTCTAATATTATTAAGTTAAATGAAACTGTTGGTATTGTAATGAAATACCCAACCATGAGTATGAAGATTGAAGAGAAAGATGGATTTAGAATTGTTGCTGATTGTATTGAGTCAATATACGATGAAGATACTGTATATGCAACAGCTGATTTTTCAAAAGATGAAATTGATACTTTTATAGACTCAATGACACAATTTCAACTTGAAATGGTGAGTGATTTTTTTGATGATATACCAAAAGTATATAAGGACATAGAGGTTATGAATCCTAAAACAAAGGTTAAGTCCAAGGTACGGTTAGAGGGGATGGAAACTTTTTTCTAATGGCTCTTTCCCATTCCAGTTTGGGAACATATTATAAGACTAATTTTGGATTGATGCAACACCATAATTATAGTTTAACCGAAATAGAAAATATGTTACCTTGGGAAAGAGATATTTACGTTGGAATGTTACTCGATTATTTAGAAAAACAAAAACAAAGAGAATCACATGGCTGAACAAATATTACCAAATCCGGGTGATGCTGATTTTGCTCCAAATATAATAGAAGCAAAAGCACTAGAGAGCGTTGAGGAACAATTTGAAGCAAAGAAGAAAATCTTTGATGCTGAAAAGGAATCATTACTTCTTCGTGCAACCGCCAAGGATGATCAAAGTGCGATTGAACGAATTGAAGAACGTTTTAAACAGGTTGAAAAATATCATGATATCCGATTGGAAATGGCCAAAAAAATAGAAGACAGGGAAAAAGCAATTGCAAAAATTGCTGATGAAGGTGAGAGAAATGTTGCTTTACTTGCATTAGAACGACAGAAAAAAGAAATGCAGTTTGAAGAGATAAAAACACGAGCTGCAGAACGATATGAAACAACCCAAACAAAGTTGGGGGATATTTGGGACGATTTAACCGATCCAGTAAAATTTCTCAAACGCAAAGCGAAAGAAGCTACAATTTTAACTGTTGCACATTTTCTCCGAATGAAACGAGAAAAACAAGTTGAAAATCAGCGAATCGAAGGAATGGAAAAAAGTCTTGATGGTGTCGGTGGTTTCATGGAACAGGGTGAAACGGAATCACCAGAAGAAACTAAAAAGTATCATGCAGAAATGTTGGGGATTATGGGACGATTAACAACGTCCACGGAAGAGTCTACAGCAGAACAAATTACACAAAATAAAAAAGATTCTAGAATTTCCGCATCAGAAGAGTCTGCATCAGAAATGTTGAATGTTGAATCACCTCTTGCTTTACCAGCACCAAAAGAAAAGAAAGAAAAGAAAGATTTTTTCAGTATGTTAATGAAAATGGTTCCTGTACTTTCGGGGGTGGCTTCTTCGGTAACTGGTGCGGTTGGTGGAATTGCTAGTTCAATAGCTGGTGCAGTTGGATTAAAGTCTGCAGCTAATATGCTTGGTGGTGGTTCAAAAGCTGCAAAGGTATTACCAAAAACTGGATTTATGGCTCCAAAAGGAGCAGGGAAAACTGGTGGAAAAATTGCATCAAAAATTGGTGCTAAGGCAGCTGCAAAGGGTGCTGGAAGATTAGCTGCAAGAGCAATACCGGGTATTGGAATGGGGTTAATGGCAGCTGAGGGTATTAGTATGGCTGCTGGAAGTCTAATGTCAGAAGAAGGTGGTGGAACTGCAGCTTTAGAATTGAATAGAATGAATACTGATGACCATGAAGTTGTTGATTTAGAATTATTTGGAAAATCACAAATTAAAGATTGGAACGTAGTAGAATCTCTTCCAATCAATAAAATTCAAGGACTAATAAACTATGATGATTGGGATAATTCTACAATGTCCCGATTTAAAGAAATTATAGCGTCCAAGGAAAAAACTGCTTCTGGTGAACTGGAACCACAAGCACCAACTGATACTAAAGCTAAAAAAATGGCAGGCGCTATGGAAAATCGTGCTTTAGAATCTGGTAAACAAAGTAAAGGGGCACAACCAAAGGAAACTAATACCGTGGTTAATGCCCCAACTACAAATGTAACTAATAATACTATTGAGGATAGAGCCTTCAATAACGACCCAACGACTCAACAACTCAATCCTTGGGCCGTTCGAGGGCAATATGCTTAAGAGTTAGCCAACTTCTCAAAATAAGACATTGGGTCATCCCCCTCGTCAACTTCAACTGACTTGACAGCAGGAGCGGGTGTTGATGCTCCAACTCCTGTTTCAATACCAAGA